GATTTCCATGATCGATATCTCCAGGTCTGATTCTGTCAGCCAGCTATGGCGCTATGCCGGGCTTGCCGTGATCGATGGCGAGAAGGAGCATAACAAGAAAGGCGAGAGATCGCATTACAATAGCCGGCTGAAGTCGTGTCTGTTATACAAGATCGGAGGCAATTTCCTCAAAAACAAATCACCCTACGCAGCCCTTTATTATGACGGGATCGAATATTACAAGGTCAAACATCCGGAATGGACCGAATTCCATCAAAAGAACGCCGCAAAACGGAAGATGCTGAAAGTATTTTTGTCGCATCTGTGGTTTGTCTGGCGCTCGATAGAAGGATTGCCAACCAGGAACCTGTACGTCGAGGAATATATGGGGCATACTCATATTCTTCCCCCGCAACAATTTGGCTGGAAAGATTGGCAATAGCCACGCCGTGCGTGAAACCCAATACGGAGATGCGAGCCAAACACCTCACGAAACCCAAAAGATAAGTGCGAGCCAAATTCTTCGTGAAACCCACGAGATGAATGCGAGCCATAACAATTGTGATACCCATTTTGCATATGCGAGCCAACCCATAAGTGAAACCCACCTGGCGTGTGCGAGCCAAGGTATTTGTGAAAACCAAAGGAAACATGCGAATGCCTTCGCAGAATCTAACAGAAAGGAGGAATCATGTCAATAATAACAAATGCAGGACAAGCAGAAGCACAATCATACATCGATCAAAGGCTAGCTTTGCTTAACGATAAGTTGCACGAAGCCAATGCAACATTCAACAGGCTGGCAGCAGGTCATCTGAAATGGGTCTCAACTCCGCCCTCCAACGAAGTAGCAAAAGGAACGCCGTCAGTGCCAGAACCACAGCACTCGGATGAAGCTTTGAAGATCAGTGCCGCAATAAGTTTGGTCGATGACCTGGTAAAGAATATGCTCGACTGGAATGATCGATTAGAAATCTAAGAAAGGAGATCGACGCATTGACTGTGCAGCCTGGAAAGAATAATGTTGATTCCTATGGGAGGGCTGGAAAAGCCCTCCCGAATTGATCGGAGGAATGATGTACAAAATAACGATAGATGACGGCTATGTTGCACTAACTTTCACGCTTGAAGGAAATGAAAAGTTTTGTATCCAAGATATAGTCGACATCATTTGCAAACACACCGGGTTGCATGAGGCGAGATTCCAGGTGGACCGCGTTTATCTAAACCCCGATCCCAACAGCGATGACGACGAAGACGACGAAGGATGATAGCTTTTGAGAGGCTTTATGGCAAAATCAACATTCATGGAAAACGAGATCACTGAGCGGATATCGCTGATGTCCCCGGAAGAAGTAAGGGAATATCTCGATATCGTCAGGGCGGCGAACAACGCTTTCTTGGAAAACTTCTTTGCGATGCTAATTGCCGGTCACGACAAAGACGATCAAACCTTTATTGATGCGTTTGACAAATTAGGGCATTGCGTCATGGAATTCCAGCTCGTTATTATCGACTATTGGGCGAAGCGAGACTTACACTATTGACTTCGGACAGAAAATGAATATAATTATAGCAATTATGGCGCTTGAGCAACGCCGGTAACTTCAAAGGTTCGGCGAACTAAACCTGGTTTTTTCTCAGGTGGTTGGTTTTAGCACAAGCTCACGTGCAATCGCCGAACCGCCGACCGCCTGAGAAAAGGTCAGGTTTTTTGTTTGAGGTAACAATGGATATAAAACCGATTGAGACTAAATATAAAGGTTATCGATTTCGATCAAGACTTGAGGCACGATGGGCGGTATTTTTTGATGGAATAGGACTTGATTGGAAGTATGAAATTCAAGGCTTTATTTTTGATGGAAGAAAATATTTACCAGATTTTTGTGTGAACGATAAAGAACATAATAAATTATGGGTCGAAATAAAACCGGATTACCCATCAGAAGATATTGTCGCTAAGTTAGAGATATTTTGTAAAAGAAAAAATGAATCATTAATTATATTTAGTTCTGATCCATATGATTATTTTGTGAATTGTAATAAACAGGCTATATTGATTAATGATAAATCTACAATAATAAGTCCATTAAATATATTGACCATTTTATTAAAAAAAGTTAAAGATGAATATAACTTTAATGATTTTCTCATATTAGAAAATTGTATAAAAAAATTCTATAATTCGTCAATAATTGCGAGAGAGAAGCATTTCGAATGGGAAGAATCGGAGCAAAATTGAGCAATCAACGATTACTTTCCAGCCATATATGGGAGGATGAATTTTTTACGGGATTATGTATTTTTGATCGTCTTTTATGGATTGGATTAATTTCTGCTTGTGCTGATGATCAGGGGAGAATTATAGATAATCCTTCTTTAATAAAATCAAAAATATTTCCAGTCGATGACATTTCAATCGAGGATATAAATAACGGAATAAATAGATTTGTTGAAGCCGGCAAAATAACACGCTACATAGTTGATAACAAAAAAGCTATTCAAATAATCAATTGGTGGAAACATCAATGCCCACGCTGGGCTAATAAGTCTCTAATATCTCCTCCTCCTGGTTGGTGGGATCGAGAAAGATACCACGGTCGAGGAAATGAAATATTTCCTAAGAATTGGGAATTCATGGGTGGTTATGATCATAATTTAATTAAAAAAGAAGTTAAAGTTAAAGACGAAGTAGAAGTTAAAGAGGAGTATAGCATACTAAATAGTGGACTAAATAGTACACTAAATAGCAATAATGATACTACTTCTATTTCTCAAACAGGAAGTTCGCTTATATCTAAGGTATTTACAGCTATAACAGGGATGGCAACAATACCAGGTAGTGAATTACCAAAAGTATTACCGGCTATGGAGGCGTTGAGTTATAAATATCCAAATGAAGGTGATTTTATAAATTATTTGAAGCCTTTTTATTCGTGGTGGAAAAACCAAATCGCAAAAGACGGAAGGCATTATAGCAAAATAAATTGTGCGTGGATTTATGATTTAGCCGTTACGGGGGAAATACCAGAAATAGCAAGAGAACCTCAAAGAGAACCGACATTGTCTGAAAAGGGATGGACACCACCATGAACGATCAATCTTTGCTCTACAATCCTGAAGCCGAGCAATCCCTCTTGGGTTCAGTAATAATCAATCCTGATATTTATTCAACGATCAACATCGATTGCGACCAATTTTTCATTCAGCGAAACGGAATGATTTGGAAAGCGGTCGGGAATTTATTTCTAAAAGATTTGTCGATTGATTTTGAAACGATATGTGATGAATTATCCAGGATGGGAATATTAGAGAATATTGGAGGTCCGAAATATATAACAGAATTAATTTCGATAACTCCCACCTCTTCTCACGCAGATAGTTACGCAAGCATTATCAGGGAATATTCTCAGCGTCGCCGTCTTGTCGAGATTGCCAACAAGATCGCCAATATGGCGCACGATAAAGATTGCATTTTAGAAGATGAATTAGTAAAACTGATTGACGAAATGTCAAAAACAATAGCCAGGGCGGACGGAGCGACGCACTGGAAAAAATATCTTGACGATCTTTATAACGACATAATCGAGAGGATGAAAAATCCTAAAAAGATTTGGGGAATACCAACCGGTTATAGAGGGTTCGATAAAATCACCGGTGGTTTACAATTGGGAGAAATGCTCCTGTTTTCCGGGAAGCCTGGTGTAGGGAAATCAATATGGGCAATGCAGGCAGCCGAACAGATGGCGCAAAACTATCCCGGCGCGGTTTATAGTGTCGAGATGCCTGGTATTCAAACAGTCCGGCGTAATATTTCGTCGAGATCGAATATTGAGGTTCGTAAAATAAAGTCAGGTGAAATCACCGATTCTGAGTTGAATGATTTGATGGTGGCATTTGAGAGATTGAATGATTTACCGGTTTATATGTCTGATTCTTCAAATTGGTCAACATCTTCACTCCGGGCAGATTTGCAACATTTGAAAATAAGGCATGGGATAAAATGGTTTATATTCGATTACATGATGTTGGCCAGTGACGGCGGGGGTTTGGGAGAGGTCGAACGCACGACAATGCTTTCACGTAATTTCAAACTTATTTGCCGCCAATTGAATTTATCCGGAACTGTTATTCACTCAATGAGAAAACAGGGGATGGATAAAGTTCAGCCCGAGCAGCAAGAATTACGCAGCTCTGCTCAAATTTCTTATGATGCCGATCTGATTTGCTTCCTGAACGAATTCATTCCTGCGGCGCCTGAGGATTTTAATATCATGCCCGTAGACCAGGCTAATATCCGCACGTTGACATTCGGTAAGGGACGCGAATTAGAACAACCAAAGAGATATATTCATATGGTCAAGCGCCCGAATTTCCCAATGTTCGGCGATTTGGAGAAGGAATAAAATCATGGAAATTACTATAGACCAACAAATAAATGCTATCGAAATATCAATTGGATTTTACACTTCAAAGATGAACTCCTTTACAAAAACAGAGGATACACATTCAGCATATATGTCATACAAAAAACATATATTGAGGTTGGAGGAAGCCAAAAGAACACTCGAAAAGGTAATGAATGACATCAAATAAATCGCAACAATTATTGTCCAACCAAAAGATCGCCGACCGCATCCTCGGTTTGCAATACCTCTCTCCTCAGGCGAAGGCGCTACAGGAGTGCTTTCGGGACTTCGACCTGGCGCACAGGGATATCGTAATCAGTGAAATCCGGCGCATTATGGGTAATTTCGAGTTTGTGTCCAATTTTGGGATAGTATGCGCTCTCGAATTGTTGGCTATTTATATCGCGTACAAGAATGGCTGGCGCGATTTCAGAAAGGAAGGGTATTGATGCCTGAAGAAGAGAAAGTTTGCATTTGGGAATGGGATAATGAAATTCAAGCCTGGGATACCGAATGTGGTAATACGCATGAGTTTATAGCGGGCGATCCTGAAGATAATGAGTATAAATTCTGTCCCTATTGCGGGAGAAAGCTGGATTCTTGATGACTGACAAATATAAAACAACGACATCTTTGTCGGGAGTAGAATTACTTCAAATAGCATTCATAATTTTGAAATTGTTGCACGTCATAAGTTGGTCTTGGTGGTGGGTACTTGCGCCTACGTGGATATCGTTTTTATTTGCTTTGTGCCTGGTAATAATTCTTATTGCGGTCAAGGTGGCGAATCATGACTGACAAGCCGCTTGTACCGCCTAAGACGCCGATATGCCAGGAATATATATTTTTATTTGACCAATGGCATCATGCGGTTAAATACGAAACTGATGCTCAATTCTATTTTGCGGATAGATTGAAAGAGCATCGTGCTACTTGCGAATTGTGCAAAGCGCGGATGAATGAGTTCAATGAGTTGGCGCGTAATGCGAAAGAGCCAGAAACGGAGAACGAGAAATGAATGGAGATATTTATCAGAAATTTCAGGAATTCTATGAGTTTTGTTTTGAGCATTATGCATAGTCCGCTAGTCAAGAGGATGGTGGAATATGTCAAAATGGAGTGGTACGGAAACGATAGAGACGACATCAATTTCGCCTTACGCGACAAACTACTCGCCGAGATCACTAAATTGGAGGCAGAGAAATGAAACTGATGATATTCGATGAATTAGGGGACCATCGTGAAGCGTCCCAGGAAGAATTGAATCGGATTGCTCTCGAAAAGGCGCCTCTGGCAAAAAGAATGAGTATAGCAATGGGAAGGCAACCGTTTGTATATGACAGTGGACGAAATATAAGCATTTGTTATTGGTGCGATGGAATATACCCAAATCACAAAGAAACTTGTGCTCGTCAACATCTGCTCGCCGATATCGCTGCGCTCACAGAAAGTTATGCGGATGAGAAACCACAATGAACGATAAAAATATAAATATAAATGGATTGGCTGTTTGTTGTATAAATGTTGAGGAGAAAAGAGCATATGAATGGCGTCCGAAAGACGATATTACGGCATATCAATTGGCGTTATGCACACCAATGTTTTCTTTGGATACCGGTTTTGTGGATATGTTTTATGATAGATTACCGGAAAATGCCAAACGTCATTTTGAAGTTGTAATATTGGAGTGAAACCACAATGATACCTCAGCCTATTCCAATATCATGCGCCGCAGAACTTCCTGAATGGCCTTGCGTGTTTTATACTTCCTGTGATTCTCACCTCAAAGCAGCCGCGGAGTTTAAGACGCATTATGGCGAGGAGCCACGCGCTATTTACGAAGTCAAGAATCCACTCACCGGGCATACGACTTTTTGTATTCCGAAGGCAGAGAGCGATAGTCGAAACTCGCTCTACGATGCCCCGGGTTAAAATAAGGTACTTTGATCGAATATGATATTTTTACGACTAAACGTTCCCCAGGATCGTTCCTGGCGTAAAATAAGGGGCGAATCTAGCCCGGTCGAGAAGGCAAAATGAGCCAACTTGAAGAAGAATTAGCTTTTCAACTCGAAGCCGTAGGGATTCCTTACGAACGCGAATATAAATTCTGCCCAGGTCGAAAATGGCGCGCGGACTTTTATATCAAGCCGATGATACTTGTTGAGCTGGAGGGGATTATTTATAGACCAAAGCCTGGACAAAAGAGTCGACACACAACCCCCACGGGGTTTGAAGATGACGCTGAAAAATACGATGAAGCTGAAATCCTGCGATTCAACGTACTCAGGTTTACGCAGAAGCACGTCAAGTCAGGTTGGGCGCTTCAAACTATTGAGCGACTGATCGAGGTCAAACGAGAGTGGAGCGAATAATGCCATTATTGATTCAGGGAGACGCGAGAAAAATACCGCTGAAGGATGAAAGCGTGGACCTGGTAATAACCTCGCCTCCCTATGGAGAAATGCGCGATTATAACGGCTATCAATTTGAATTCGAAGTGATTGCAAACCAGATCGCCCGGGTCCTAAAATACGGCGGCGTTATCGTTTGGGTTGTGGGTGACGAAACCGACCAACGCGGAGAAAGCGGTGAGTCATTCAGGCAGGCACTTTATTTTAAGTCGATTGGCCTCAGACTTCATGACACCATGATTTACATGAAAAGCGGGCCGGCCTATCCCTCGCAAAATCGCTATTATCAGGTTTTCGAATATATGTTTATCTTTTCGAAGGGAATGCCAGCTGTATTCAATCCGATAAAAGATAGGGAAAATCTATGGCATGGTCAAAAATGGTCGAAGGTCAGAACAACCCGTCAAAAGAATGGCGAATTGACTTCCCGTCCCTGGCGCGCAAACGAGGGCGAGAAACTTGGAGTACGATTCAATATCTGGCAATATCACACAGGATTTTATAAAAACGCGGACCCGAGACAATACGAACATCCAGCAACATTCCCTGAGCAATTGGCGCTCGATCATATTGAAAGCTGGAGCAATCCAGGTCAATTAGTTCTTGATCCGATGTGCGGGTCCGGAACGACGTGTAAAATGGCAGAGATTGCAGGGAGGAGGTCAATAGGAATTGATTGTTCGAAAGAATATATTGATTTAGCTCGTAAACGAACTATCAACCATCAGATAAAAATGATAGTCGAATAAATTTGTTGTATAATTACCAAAAAGGAGTCTGAAATGAAAATCAAAAAGTTTATGTTCTTGATCGTGATCGCAATTCTGTTCCTTTCTATCACCGCATTTGCGCCAGCGCAATCCAATTCGCCGGGATTCCCTGATGAACTCAAAAACGCATTGGTCACTTTTGCCGTGGCATTAATCACCCTAGCAACATCGGCGGTCGGCTATTACGGTGCATATTACTTCAAGAAATTAGCCGCGAAAGTCCAAGGCGAAATCGGATTAACTCAATATAACTGGCTGACAAGATTTATCTATGATATGGTCGTATCGGTGGCGCAAAATCCAATCGCCAAAGAATGGACAGGCGAGAAACTTAAAAAATACGTGCTGATAACCGTAATGAAGAAAGTTGTCGAACTAAAACTGCCTTTCGATGAAGCTGATATCGATAATCTCATCGAGGCAGCCGTGAAGAACTTCAAAGAATCGACCGGCTGGAAAGCCGAATATTCCGAGCCCAAATAATCCCTATGACAAACATTGCCGCCCCAAAACCGTCACTGGCAGGGCACGAGCAGAGAATTACTTCTCTTGAAACCGATGTATGCCGTCACGAAGCATTCATAACAGGCAATGGCAGCATCGGCGCTAAAACCGAGATCGAATTGCTCAAGACCGCCGTCGGTGACATAAAAGACAGCTTCAAGGGCGTTCAAAAGGCTCTTTGGGCGCTTGCCGCTTCGGTTATTGGGGCGGTGATAATCTGGCTGATAACAGTTTACTTCCCGGGTCACATGTGAAAGACAACTAATGCCAAAAGTAAGCACACGATCTAAAGTCATAACCGCCATAGTCGGAACCGCTCTGGCGTTCGGCGGTTTGTTTTCGCAACAATCAAAAGAACCCGCACGGATACTCAACGCCGACCCAAATATCCAATACGTCTATACTGACGCAGAAGGCGTACGCGTTATTGGAGTATTGGATGACAAAACCACTCTCAAAGCCACTGCCAGGAGCGGGAAATACCGTGTCGAAAAAACGACGGCGTTCATTTTTTACGGCGAAGAACCTCCCGACAACCCAACCTACCTGCCATTTATCATCAATTACCGGGCGCTTGATTGGCCGGCAAACCGCGACCGATCGGGACGGTGGAGACCCGCGCCGGGCGGAGTGAGTATCGGACATCCCGACATAACCGCAGGCACATTAGGCGGCCACATTTGCTACAACGGGAACTGTAATTGCTTCCTGAGTAACGCTCATGTCATGGGCGGTTTGAACGGCGCGCAAATAGGCGATCCTATACTGCAACCGGGGCCTCATGACGGAGGTCGCCTGAGCAACGGCGACGAGATAGGCAAGATCGTTGCGATAGTTGCGCCTAAATCGGGGATAAATAATTCAGTCGATGCTGCTATTGCTTGTGGCAACGAGACTACGGTCTACCCTGAGATATACGGGATAGGGCGGGTGGATAACGTGTTCTCAAATCCGCAGATCGGGATGACAGCGACGAAATGCGGGCGCACAACCGGCTGTACAACATTGACCCTGGCAGCCAAAGATGTAACCGTAAAGATTGGCTATTACATTGATAGGAAATGGAAGTCTTACGTTTTCGTACATCAGATGTTATGGCAAGGAGTGAGCGCGGGCGGTGATAGCGGCTCGATGATCGTCACCGACTTGTTATTTGATTCGCTTCTATTCGCGGGAAATGACAATGAGCAGGTAATGGGCAACGATCCAGCTTATATTTTGCAAACGATACCGGGCGCGTATTTGCCCGGGATGAGATATCAAGGACTGGCTTACCCATGATAGAAGAAATAAAACCTAAAGTGAACCCGAATAAATTGCGCCGACCGTCGAAGCATACCTACAACTCTTTGCATCGAGATCATCCACATACGACCATCAATGGCAAGGGCGCGATAGCGAGATTGAAGAAGAGAAAGTGAAAATTATGGAAGAATGGCGTGTTAAAATATTCGAAACAGACAGTTTTTCGAATCCCGTTGAAATTAAATTGGCAGATTGGCTCAACGATATATCTAAAGAGATTATTGATCCTGACTTTTTCTTC